AAGGGAGCATACCGGGACTTTGTAGGACTGACCAAGCGCCTGTTCATGGACGCGGGCCTGATCCTCTACAACGACAGCGTGCTCCTGGAGCAATACGGAACGGCACCCATGCGGGCGGCCAACAACTTCAAGCACCGAAAGATAACAAAGGTGCATCAGAATGTGCTGGTGTTCTACAAGGGGGACATCAAAGCCATTCGGGATGTATTCGACGACAACTTCCAATGGGCAGACCTGACACGATACAGAAAGGGGTGACGATATGGCAACACGAGGCGGAAACAGGACAATCCCCGGCCCGGATTATCTGTGGGAGAGTTATCTGGAATATAAGGAAGCCTGCAACGGCAAGACCGTGCTCATGACGGCCTTCTCGCAGAAAGAGGGCAGATTCGTCACCCAGGAGGTTCCCCACCCCGTCACGGCGACGAAAAAGGGCTTCTGCGCTTTCCTGGGCATGACGGAGCAAAACTTCTACGCAGTATACAAAAACGATCCCGAATTTGAATTGGTCATCGCGCGAATCGACCTGGATTGCGAGATGGATGCGCGGGAGAAGTTCGAAAACGGCACCATTGACTCCCGTCTGGCCGGCCTGTGGATGTCCCACTACGGATATACGCAGAAGACAGACACGGAGGTTACGAGCAAGTCGAGCGTGACGATCATTGACGACTTTGGGGATGGCGATGGCGAGTGAGTGAGATCCGGCTTTCCAACCTGATTGCAAAGCCCTTCATTCCTGTACACCGGGACATCAAGCGCGGGGATCACAGCGAATACTGGCTGGATGGCGGGCGTGGCTCGCTGAAATCCTCCTTTATTTCCATCGAGATCGTCCTGCTGCTGATTCAGAACCCCAACATGCACGCCATCATCTACCGGCGCGTGGGCAACACGCTGCGCGAGTCGGTGTATGAGCAGATCATCTGGGCCATTGACATGCTGGGCCTGCGTGACCGTTTCCAGTACCGCGTCTCCCCTATGGAGATACGATACGCGGAAACGGGGCAGCGCATCATCTTCCGTGGTGCTGATGATCCAATGAAGTCCAAGTCCATCAAAATCTCCTTCGGCTACTTCGGCATCCTATGGTTCGAGGAGCTGGCGGAGTTCGGTGGCATGGACGACATCCGCACCATCAAGGCATCCATCATCCGCGGTGGCGACAAGTCCTACACCTTCTACAGCTACAACCCGCCGATGACCTCCCGCAACTGGGTGAACAAGGAGGCCCTGATCCCCAAGAGCACCCGCCTGACGCACCACAGCACGTATCTGGGCGCGCCGCCGGAATGGCTGGGCAGAGAGTTCATCGCGGAAGCGGAGGCCCTCAGAACGTCAAATGAGCGTGCTTATCGGCATATGTACCTGGGCGAGGTCACCGGCACGGGCGGCACGGTCTTCACCAACCTGGAGCTGAGGGACATCACCGACGATCTGAACCGCCTTGGCACGTTCTACAGCGGCCTGGACTTCGGCTTCGCTGTTGACCCGGATGCATACGTCTGCTGGGCCTACGACGCGCAGCAGCGGCGCATATACGCGGTGGATGAGTTCTACGGCAGCGGCAACAGCGTGGACAGGCTGGCCAATGCGGTCAAGAGCCGCACGCAGGGCATTGTCCGATGTGACAGCGCAGACCCCCGCATGATCTCTGAGCTGGGCAAGCGCGGCATCAAGACCATTGCAGTGAAGAAAGGCCCCGGCAGTGTTGAGCACGGCATGCGCTGGCTCCAAAGCCTGGGTGCGATCATCGTTGACCCCAAACGCACGCCCAACATCGCCAAGGAGTTCTCGTCCTACGAGTACGAGACCGACAAAAACGGCGACTTCCTGCCGGAATACCCGGACAAGGACAACCACACCATCGACGCTACCCGCTATGCGCTGGAGCAGGCCATGCTCTCGGCGCGGATCACGGCGGCAAGGAGGCTGTAACATGTGCAAACATATCTGGAAGACCATCAACAAGGTGCGCGTGTGCCCCCGCTGCGGGCTGACGGTGAGCCTGATCGACGGCAAGGTGATGCTCGACAAGGAGCTGCCGGGCGCACTGAGCCGGAAAAGAGGTAAGAAGAAATGAGCGAAGCATTCAAGATGCGCCACATGGAGCACCCGGTGCGCATGCGGGTGGAAAAATACCCGGACTACACCGCAGAGATCGAGGCGCTGGAAAAGGACGGCATTTCCGATGCCCTGCTGCGGCGGATCATCGAAAAGCACCGGGACAACGCGGAATACAACAAGACGCTGATTGACCGATACGAAGCCCTGGCAGACGGTGTGCCGATCTTCGGCCGCACGCCCCGCTTTAGTGACAGCGACGATGCTATCAACCACAAGCTGAACAACGACTTCTTCTCGGAGATCATCGACTTCAAAACGGGCTATTTCGCCGGCAACCCCATCGGCTACAGCTATTCCGTCACCGATGAGAGCCAGGAGGACACCGGCGACGCGGGCGACAACGACGCGGAGCAGAAGGCAGCCGTGGACGCGGCCAGCAAGGTCATCACCGACTTTGTAACCCGATCCAACATGTTCGACGTGGATATGGAATGCACCAAGTATGCAGCCATCTGCGGCTATGCGGGCCGCCTGTTCTACATCGACAAGGAAGGCGACGAGCGCGTGATGGTGGTGCCCCCGAATGAGTGCATCATCCTCTCCAAGACCCGCGACATCACCCACCCTACATACGGCGTGCGCTACTACACGACCAAGGACATCAGCGACAACGATGTAGTCAAGGCGGAGTTCTACGACGACGGCCTCATCCACTACTACGAGGGCGGAAACGTGAGCGACCTTCACGAGGTGAAGAACGAGCCCAATCTGTTCGACGGCTGTCCTCTCCAGGGCATTCCCAACAACCTGGAGCTCAAGGGCGACGCGGAGAAGGTTCTGACCCTCATTGATGCGTATGACCGGGCGCTGTCCGACAACTCCAACGAGGCGGACGCTTTCGCCAACGCATACATGGTGTTCAAGAACGTGCACCTGGATGAGAAGGAGAGGCAGGCGGCACAGGCGGCTGGTTCCTTTGAGATTCAGTCCAACGGCGTATCCGATGCAGATATTTGCTTCCTAACCAAGGAAATCAACGACACCTTCATCGAGCATCACCTTGACCGCCTGGAGGAGAACATCTACCGCTTCTCCAAGACTCCGAACATGTCCGATGAATCCTTCGGCACGGCTTCCGGCGTTTCCCTCAAGTTCAAGCTGACCGGCCTGGAAACCAAGTGCGGCATGTTCGAGGCCAAGATGATCTCTGCCGGCACCTACATGTTCACGCTGCTGTCGAAAGCCTGGGCGAAGAAGACCATCAAGATCGACCCGCTGCAGGTTGTGATGGACTTCCGCCGCAACTTCCCTGTGGATGTGCAGGGCGAGGCTGCAAACGTGCAGGCGCTTGTTGCTGCCGGTCTGCCCAAGGCTGTTGCCTACGCGCAGCTGTCCTTCGTGGACGATGTGGACTACGTTATGCAGCTGATCGAGGAAGAACGTGACAGCATGCCGTCCCTGATGTTCGGGGAGGACGAGGAAGGCGGGCAGAACACCCCCTTCCAGCGCAAGCAGGCCCCGGACGATGAGGACGAGGAATAACCACGGTGAAGGGATGTGACGGGCATGGCGAAAGACCTTGAGTGGTATGAGGCCCAGGCCCGGAGAATCGCAGCACACCGGGAAGCTGGCGCGGAAAAAGAAATCCACAAGATATTCAAGTCCCTGCTGAAGGATCTGAAAGCCTACGTCGGAGAGGTGCACGAGAAATTTGCCAAGGGAGACGGCACACTGTCCTTTGCTGACCTTCAGGCGAAGGGCTATGACGCACGCTTCCTGGCGGAGATCGAGAAGCGCATCGGTGTGGCGACCCCCAAGGTGGCCAAGGAGCTGCATGCGCTGGTCGAGGAAGTCTACGAGCTCAGCTACCAGAGCATGGTGCAGGGCGTTGAGAAGGTGGCCAAGGGTGCAGACCTGGGTGAAACCTTTTCAGAGGTCGTTCAGATCACACCGCAGCAGATCAAGGCGGCGGTCAGCAACCCCCACATGGAAGTTGCGCTGCTGAAAAACCACAAGACGATTATCTACGACATCCGGCAGGCGGTCGGCATCGGCCTCATGAACGGCGACAGGTACTCCACCATCGCCAAGAGGATCACCACCGCACTGGACAAGGAGAACGGCCCCTACAAGAACGCCGTGCTGATTGCCCGCACGGAGGCTCACCGCGTCCGGGAAGCCGGCAACGATGATGCAGGCGTTGCGGTGGACAAGGCGCTGCAGGACGGCACCTCGGGCCTGAGAATGACCAAGACGTGGAAGAACATGGGGGACGAGCGCGTCCGCCCGCAGTACGTCCGCAAGTCCAAGAAGGGCTGGAAGCGGGGCATCTCGAAATCCAGCGCGAACCACATGATCCTCAATGGACAGGTGGTGCTGGCGGATGAGAAGTTCGACCTCAAGGACGGCAACTTCGCCTCCTGCCCTGGCTGCAGCGGTGTGGCCGGGCATGACTGCAACTGCCGGTGCCGCGCTTCCC